CGGCACCTGACGCGCTGCTCGCTGCCGCTTGGGCGCTGCCCGCTGCCTGATCTCGCGCGTCTTCTGTTGCGCTTCGGTCGGCGGCGGCAGAAGACGCGCTATTTGCCGCGTCCGAGGCGCGGGTTGTTGACTTGTCGCGCGCACTCTCTGAAACACTCGCTGCGGCCTCAACTGCTGCTCTGTCGGCTGCAACAGTGCTGGCAAAGATCTGGACCTGATCCCGTGCAGATTCAGATGCACCCTGTGCGTCTTGCGCTGCTGTGATCGCCGCGCCAGAGATCTCATCCAGTAGCGCGTCAAAGCTCTTGCCTGCGTTGCCCGGCTGGGCCTGCCAGACCTCCAGCGCGCTAAGCCCTTGTTCGCCCGTAAGACCACGCGGCCCGACGAGATAGGCCAAAAAGTCAGCTATAGTACCGTTTTCATTGCCCGGTTGCCCCACCCAGAGCTGATAGGCTGTTCCGCTAAAATCCTCCAGAACCGCCTCCCAGGCACCACGCGTGTTTCGAAACAGAGTCAGCGCCTCACCTAACCGCTCCAACAGCGTCAGGTTCAGACCCTGTGTAGGGACGATAACGAATGACGCGCCGGTGACTGTCTGAGGTGCGGAAGTGCGAAGGCGCAATTCGGTGGCCGAAGTCAGCGCGGCGATTTCGACGGGTCCAGTCAGCCCCTCAATAAAGATTGCCCAGCCGGGCTGCTGCTGGAGCCAGGCTGTACCGGTCCCGATGGCTGTGGTGCTGCCAGCCGTGAGGCTAATGGTGCCTTTTGAATACCACATTAAAGGTTCTCCACATTTGTGTTGAACGCCTGAAGCGCAGCGTCGATTTCTGCGAGGCTCGCGGCCTGTTTGATTGCGACGCTCGCCGCGAGGCGTGCAGGCTCGAGAATGGCGCTGATATTGGTCCAGGCGTCTGATTGCGCGAGAATGGTCCCGGCCACCTCCTGCGCGGTCGCGCCGGTTATCCCGACCTCACCATAGATTTGCGGATAGACCGCTGCTGTGGGCGCAGCATCGGCCATGAACGCCAGCGCCGCCGCACGCTTGTCGCTATAGGTCATTTCTTGGCCCGGAATAACGGTGATGTAAGCGGCGCGGATTCGCCCCACTTGGATCTCCATCGCCTTTTGCGCGTCGATACGGGCGGCATCCAAGTCTTGGCCAGACCATTGCTCGCTCGCAAAATCAAACGTCGCATGGGCGTGCGGACGTGGCGGATAGGAGCGCAAAGAGCCGTCTACCAAATAGTGGCGTTCGGGGTCCGCACCTTCAAAGCTATGACCCACGTAGACCGCGCCATAAACCTCGCCATCCGCGCGAGCCTCTGCCTCGCTGTGAGCGGTTCCATGGCCGACAATCGCGCCTTCCTCGTCCACGATTACATAATAAATCACGCTCATCTCATCGCCCCCAGTACAGAAAATGTGCGACTGCGCAATGTGACAAAGGACGCCGAACAGAACCATTCCACTGTTAGAGTGTGCGTACCTGCGCCCAGTGTCCGAGAGACAGAGAAGCTGGGGAAATCATTCTCCAACCCGCTGTCGCCGTTGTTGCCGGTGATCCTGCTGAAGACGATGCTACCGTTCACGCGCAGGCGCATTCCCAGACCGGGCAACCGGTTGATTTCCCCATAGAACTGCTGCCCGCTCCAAAAACACAACACGGTGCCTGCTTGTTTCAGGTTCAGATTTAACGAGTTGCATTGTTTCCACGAACCACCGCCGGAAATCGCGTTGGTGAGCGTCTGGCTTTTGGGAACGGTCACCGAATTACCAGCGATTTTCAGCGTGCCCACCTCGGCGTTGCCGATCTTAGCACTTCCGATCGAGCCGTTGAGTATATACGCACTGCGCATATAGACGCCCGCTGGCGCCTGCACGCCGTTTATGGTCGATCCGTGGGCGCGAGTTTCAAACAGAAGATCTCCCGGGCCGCTGTTTCCGAAGGGGGCGCTCACCCGAAAATGATTTGCTACCACATCAAAGGAACTGACCGGCTGTCCGTTGATCAGTTCACTGACGAGGCCAAACCCCGAGACCTTTCCGTTGTTGTCGACCTGCACCCCATAGGTGCCCATCACGCCATTCACCGAGGATTGCACCTGGTTCACGGTTGTAGATAAGCCATTTACCTGAGTAGCTACTGAATTGGTCGCACCTGATATGGCATAATTGACCTCAGAAATCGTGTAATATCTATTATCCAAAGTGGCGGTAACGCCATCGATCCGCGATGACATTTCGTTTTGCAATGCTGAAATTGCCTGATTTTGAGATGCAACCGTCACGTAGTTCTGCTGGATGTCGGCGCGAACATTGCCTATCTGCGATGACAGGTCCGTGGATAACGTCGAAATTGCCTGATTTTGAGATGCAACCGTCACATAGTTCTGCTGGATGTCGGCGCGAACATTATTCACTTCCGCGTTTACTGCCGTGCTCAACTCATCAATCTGAACCTCAGTGTCATGCTCGGCCTGCTCGCGCAGCTGATCGAGGCGATCACCCTCCAGAATGCCGTCCAGCAGCGTACCAATGCCGCTTTCGGATAGCGCATCCAGTGCCGCCTGAGTGCTCCCAAAAAGCCGCTCCACAGAGTCTGCCGCCTCACTGGCTAAGTCGTCAAAGAGGCCATCATCAAAGTCCGCAATAGCAATTCCAGTGCCGCCGGTTTCGACCTCGTACCAGTCAGACCAATCCACGAGACCGCCACCGGCGACCCTCAGCCCAACGAGGTAGACCTGCCGGTTCAGGACACCTTGGGTGATTATAAATTCACTCCCGGCATCCATTGAAACGCCATCAGAAACCCGCACGCCTCGGCTATCGCGAACCCGCCATTCGATACCCTCAACCGATGGCAACTGAGAGATCTGGATTGCTGCGCGCCGCGGGCGGCCTTCATTATCCAAAATATCTATGGCAGTGACCCGGACATCGCGCAGCACATATAGCTCTGGCGGCGTCAGCCCTGTGAATGGCAAAGGAACGGGTAGTTCGTCCCCAGACGACCAGACATGATCCGCAGGGTCCACCTCACGGACCTCGACAGCGGCAAGAAAATCATGAGGATGAATGACTTTCTTTTCTATCGAGAAGTGCTTTGATTCATATTGGTTGTGTGCAGATGTCCACGAGATCACCGACAGCGGTGGCAAATACGCGAAGTCTGGCGGCAGTGTGAAACTATGCTTCACATCCCGTTGTGCGTCTTCGATATATGCCTTTCCCACACGCTGGACCTGAAGCGGGAATGGACAGGCCGAGAGAGACAAATCCTCAGAAAGCCGTCGCCCTTCATCTCGCGTTTCCAAATCTGGGCGAATGACGCGCTCCGCCTCGCTTGTTTCCCAGCCCAATTCCGGGCTCGGATACTTCAGGGTAAGGCCGTTCATGCTATCAGCAAGACTGGCAAACGGCGTAAGCGACATTGGCGCATCAACGATCAGGTCACTATCTGTCAGGAATGCAGACGGAACTGGCGGAGGTCCGACACGAACAAACCAAGTGCCCCCCTCCTCTGCCAAGTCCCCGGTGCAAGCATCCATCAGGCGCTCTAAAACTTCTGCAGGTTCATCCTCTGCGACACGGACTTCAAACCCGCCACGAAACTGGGGCTCATATCCCCCGTCAGCCTTGTCAATGGAACGGTCAGCCTCATTGAGCGCTGCGGCCCACACCTCAAGGGGGAGGTCATCAAGCCGTGCTTCTCCCCCCCAACGAGTTCCGTCTGGCAGCTGAATACCGCGCAGCACCGAGTAGGCCAGAAGTGCGAGGTTGTCTGATTGAACATTCGAACCGACGCGCGGATCAAAAAGCGGCGCACCGCGAACGCTGAAACGGACCTGCGGCAATCCGGAGAACACCTTCTCATCAGCCTCGAATTCCAGAATGACATAACACCGGCCACGCCCGATCATATCGACGCCCCAAGGAAAGTCCGGGTGGTTTCCGTAGTTATTCATCATAATGGCGGGAGCTTCGGTTTGAGACCCGTCAAAATAAGTCACATCCACAAGGCCATTGAAGCTGTCTTCCGTGGAGGAGACGGTAACGCCGTGCTGGATTGCGTCGGTCAGACGCAGCTTTTCGCCATTCACGAAGACCTCTTCCAGGACATGGCCCGGGGTGCCCGCGAGATCGACAACATAGGTGAGGATTTTGAGACGCTCACCACGCGAGAGCGGTGGACACACCCACGTGCCGGCAGTTCCGTAGTAACCCAGAATGAAGCTCTCGGAATTGGTGCCGCCCGTCAGGGTCACATCCGTCTGAATGCCACCATTCTCACGCTGTGCGCGCCGCATTTTGGCTTTTGCCACCAGGCTCATTGCAGTGCCAACAGCAATCTGAAGCAAAGCCGAGCCAACAACGCCAAGCGTCCCGGCCCAAGCAACAACGGCTTTCACCGCCGCGACGACAGGCGCAGCTTCAGCCGCGCCAGCCGTTGACAAGAGCACAACGCAAACAGTGATGATGAGATTTATCAAACGCGAAACCCCTTGATGCCCGCTTGCAAAGAGACACGCCCAAGGCCTCCTCTCTGCAGCACAAAAATCGCAGCCCCCTGAACGACGCCAAGAGCATCTGCGCCCCCCTCACCTTCAACGAGGGCAATGTCTCCCACACCGGCCATGAGCGGTGGAATTTCCTGAAAATGTCGAGAAACCAATGACGCGAGATCTCTCACGCCCTCGCGCCGCAGCATCCGCATGCCGTCCGCAATGGTCGAATACTGGCCGCAATAGCCAGCCGCGAGGTCGACACCGGTCATTGCCCGGACGGCGCCAGCGGCAAACAGCGCACAGTCATGTACGCCAGGCCTGAAATGGTCCTGCGACACAGATTCCAGATAGGCGCACAGGTTTCCGCGCCACTCAGGGTGGCGTTTGATTGGCTGGGACATTCCCACCTCATTTTTTTGCAGCTTAGGTGCGGTGTCTTTCTCTGTTCCAAAACACGGGAACAGAGCCGGAAACATCGGCGTGCCTGAAGAATGCATCGCCATCGCGTTTCGATTGTGCGGCATGCGATTTGAGGACGGGCACCTTGCGGGTAAGCAAGCGGGCATTTGACACCAGCTTGAGGGACGTGTTGGCGTCACCGCCTGCGGCGCCGATTTCCTCAACCGCACCGTCGACAACGCCGCTAAAGATCCGACTCACTGCGACCAATGCGCCTGCGGAAGGATCAAATTGCGCGACATAGATCTGTACGCGCGCGAACCGAACATTTCGCGCGCGTACAAGCTCACGCACTTCCGGTGAAAACGTCGCGAGGTCCAGACTATAGTTCTGGATCACCACGCCAGCCTCAGACGTGAATGCGGTGAGGTTTTGCACGTTCCCAGCGCCAAAGAAGGCGCGAACTTCCCCTTCGATTTCGAAGTCCTGATGGTCGCGGCCATCCCAAAGCCCCAGAGGGGCAGGCGCACCGGTTTCCAGGTCTTTTGCGTCAACCCAGATCAGGACGCGATTGTACTGATCCTTGCGGAAAGCTACGGGCCAGGTCATCGGTAGGTTTGCCTCCACTTGAATTCAAAGCCGCTATCGTATCCAGGCCTTCTTTCGACAGGCGTGTAAGAATTCGGCACATAGGTTGCCTTGCAAACGGGGTCGCGCAGAGACACCACTTGCCCGACCGCCAGCCCAACCGGCAGGAACGGAAGAACCCTCAAGGCGCATGTGGGCATACCCCCCGAGAACGCCCCTCCCTGCTGAACCCGCGCCATAAAATAGCGTACAGGAGTGCTGCCGTATTCGAGTGACAGGAGGTCACCGGGGCGCAGCTCAAATCCAGATGGAAGCCCCCGCAAAACCAGATTGCGCCGATCATTGGGGTCAACGGAATGAACTTGGGCGACGGCGCCACCCTGCATCAGCCCCGACTTGTCAGATTGCGGCGCTCTGCGTTTGGGATCGCAGACGAGGAAAGGTGCACCGCCATGCCGGATTTCATCCATCAGCGCTTTGATTGTGTCCTGCGCGTCATGCCGATCGAGGGCCACAGTTGCTTTGCCCTGCCAAAGAACATCGCCCCGACTGGCCCGCAGCACCTCACCACCACCGGTGCCGGTCCCTGTCTGGTCATCAGGCAGATCAAAGGTCAGGGATCGAAGCCGCAGCTTGTTCCAAAATTCAGATAATGCAATTGGCGCTTGAGTGCTCATGCGCTGCGATCCCTTGGTCTTTGGTTGATCTGGTGGACCTTATGCGGCAACGCACGATCTGCGCTTTTTGCCGCGCGGGCGATCTTTTGGTCCGTCTTCAAATTTAGTTCCGCAACAATTTCTCCGTCATCCGTCAGGCGCATGGACGACTGCGCAAAGCCGATGATGACCTCGTGCTGTTGAGACCCCGACAGGTTTGGTGTTGCGGCGGAACCCGCTGCTTTTCCCGCCGCAGTCACCATCATTCGGGACAGGTCGTGTGGGATAACGCGCGCCCCGGACGGCAAATCGATCAGCTCGCCCCCCTCCTCGAACACCTGAGCAATGCCACCGGGGTGGTTCATGGTGCCAGAGGCATAAGACGGAATACCAAAGATCGCGCCAAGGACGCTTCCGAAGATGCCACCGCCGCCGCCTGCGCCGAACATGCCCATGATCAGCTTTTGAATGCCGCTGGACACAAGATCCTGCGCCATGCGCTGCCAGACACCGCGCATCGCATCGCGCAGGCTTTCCCCTTTGGCAATCGCACCACTAAGCGAGTCAGAGACGCCTTTAACTTTGCGTTCCAGCTCGCTGGGCTCATTGGGCTTACCGGGCTTATTGGGGCCGCCGCCGCCACCGCCGCCCTTATCAAGATCCTCCAGAAGATCTTTCAAGTTTTTAGCGGCGTCTGCTGCATTGTTGGTATCGGTTTCCGCGTCCTGCATCGCGGCCCGCAGCGCCTCAATGCTCTGCAAGGGCGCTGTTGCCATGCCAAGAAACGCACCACTGGCGCTCCGAGCGGCAGCAGCGCTGACCTCGATCTTTGCCGCCAGGGCATCAAACCCCGCGCCCGCGTCAGCAAATTCGGTTGATCCAAGGGCGGCTTCATAGGCCTCCTGTGCCGCCTTCCCCATCGCCTCAGCCTTACCGGCAAAAGGATTGCCGACAGAGCCGAGATCCACCTCATCGACAAGACCGATCGACAAGGAACCGCCTCCCGCCCAAGACGGTAGCTTTTTCAGAGCACTATTTAACCCTGAGATAAAGGTGTTGATCCGGATCACGACCGCATTGATCATGCCCTCCACGCCGTCAACGACAGAGTTTGCCGCCTGAAACATGAAGTCGCCAAGCGCGCTTGGAATGCTCTTGAAAGACGCCTGGAACGCTGCCGATGCTCCCTTACCCGCATCCACAATGAACTCTGCGGCATTGGTGACAGTGCGCACAACTCCAGCCCAGATCCGCACCGCATTGGCTTGGAAATCGAGAAAGGCCCCGCGCAAGCGATCAACAGCAGCCCAGCCCAAAAGGCCGATGCGACCTAAAGCTTCCTTCGCAACAGTCA